GATTATATGAAAATTGAACATATACAGTATAAAGGTAAAGAATGTATTCATGTCTTTGTTGATAAAAGCACAAGCAATGGATTGTTACGGTTTGGACACGAGATATCAGTAAATTTTTCAAAAGAGAAAGACAAATTGATATTTGAATCAGCATGGCATATTGGAGTTAGTGAAATGTCATGGGATTCATCAGAAGAAGATTCATTTGAAGAAACATTCCCAGGATTATTAGAAGAAATGAGAAATGAAGTTATGAAGGAGCTGTAAATGCGTGTTTCCTTGGAAAGGAAGGTCATTGTATGAGAGATACACATAAAGAGTTAGTTATAAAGACAGCAATACAAGAGTATAAAAACTCTGTTTTGTTTGGGTTTAGCAGTAGTACAGTACATGCCATAAATATGATGGAAAACGCATATATTATGTGTTCCAATAACATTGAAGGCATAGAAGAACTTAGAAGAACCATACTGGAGGCAAAAGAGAAATATAAAAATGAATTAGGTAACTAAGAAATTTGCATTTACTTGGGAAAGGAGTATTTATGAAGCATAAAAGGAAAAATGAAATAAAGTTAGGGAAAACCGAAGGATTTACAGAAGATATATATCCGAACAACGGAAAATGCCCTGAGTGTGGTGGTATTTTGGTTACAAATTTTGGAGCAGGCATCAGTTGTACATTTTGTGTAGATTGTGACTATAACGACTACGATTATGACTGATGAAACTAAGATTTACTGTTTTACAAAGTGATTGAGTTGTAAGATCATATCGTGTAAAATGGAAACAAGTAAATAATAGTTTCATTGGAAAATCCAATCAATATATTGTGGTTAAATAGTACATAAACAACTATATATGGTATGCAAGCAAACGAAAACCGCTAGTAGTAAAATACTGGCGGTTATTTTTGTTGGAAAATCTCATAAATATGTTGACAACAACAATATTTATATCATATAATGACAATATCAAAGGAGGTATCAAACAATGAGAAAAGCATTTAATACTTCCATTGATACAGAAATACTTCAAAAATTTAAAGACAAATGCAAAGAAGAAAGTCTTCCAATCAACATTGTATTGGAAAGATTTATGCAAGGCTATGTCGAAGGTAAGTTTACCTTTACAATGGAGTATTCTGCTAATAATGGAAAATAAAAGAGTGCAGCGTACACCCTGAGAAAGTTTCGCTACACTCAATCACAACTTGAACCTAAGTCCTAGTCATTACATATTATATCGTATTTTCTGGACTTATTCAAGCCACATTTTCCAAACAAAAATTGCGTACCTTGAAAACTGAATAGCAGATTGGCTATCTGTAAAAGCTGTCGTGATGGAGTTGGAATACTCTCGATAGTCTGCGAGCAAAATGGAGAATAAACATTAGAAGGCTATCAACAAATTTATTAAGAAAGGAAGATACGATATGCGATTAACAAAAGAACAGAAAGAAACAGAAAATCCATTACTTGATGATAGACAACTTAGAGATAAGTGTGTTGGAAGATATGAAGTATTGGATAAAGTAAAGGAATTACTTCTTTTACCAGGCGAAGAAATTGCAACACAGAAACAAGTTGCTTCATTCTATGAAGTGGACGAGAAGGCAATTGAAAAAGTATGTGTAAGACATTTGGAAGAATTGGAATCAGATGGTATGTGTGCTAAAAAGTATACAGATCTTTCAAACCTACATTATGTCGGATTGAAAACTTCAAAGGGAAAAGTAACATTTACCTTTGAAAATGGAAATACATATGATTACCCAACGAGAGGAACGAAAGTATTTCCTCGTAGAGCGATTCTTAGAGTTGGAATGTTACTTAGAGATTCAGATGTCGCAAAAGAAGTCAGAACACAGCTTCTTAATATAGAAGAAAAAACTTCAACGGAAACCAAAACAGAAGATATTGAAGAAGAGCAGAAGTTAATGCTTAGTGTTGGAATGGCTGTAGCAAGTGGAGATGCGAATGCAGTTGCAATAGCATCAGCGAATCTTGTGGCATTCAAAAACAGGCATATTGAAAAGTTACAGAATGATAATAAAGCATTAGCAGGTGAGATTCTTTCATGGTCTGATAGAAAGAAATTAAATGCAGGTGTTAGACAGTTAGCTGCTGTGACAGGGATTCCATTTGGAAACATGTGGAATGAACTTTATAAAAACCTTCAGTATAAATATGGAATCTGTTTAAAACAGAGAGGTGGTAAACCATTTATTCAGTGGGTAGACGAAAGCGAATGGGAAAATGTTATCAAGACGTTCTGTGCAATGTGTGAGGCATATGACCAGTCACCAACAGAAATGTTTCAACAGACTACACCAGAAATTAAACCCAAAGGAATCAGAGATTTAGAAAAGCTAAGAGCAAAGAGAATATCAAAATAATTACATAATATCCACGCTGTATATGTGATGGAAACTGTCTTATACTTTCCAGTTCAAAGAAAGTAGTTTATATAAAGATTGGAGTGATGAATATGCCATATATCATATGCAATAATGATAATTATTTAGCGCAGGATATAAAGAATGGATTTTCGATTGTACATAGTGAAGAAGAAGCTTTTAAGTGGCAGAAAATTGACAAGGCAAATAATGTTTGTAAAAAATATTGTCAAACTAATAAGCAAGTAAAGAAATATCATTTAGAGGTAAAATATGTATCTCAAGAGAACAAGGTTTTAAATCCAGTTGCGAAGCCTATTGAATTAGAGTATGATATTCTTGATAAAGTCAAAGAGATTTCTACATTTACAAAGGAAATCGAAGAGAGAAGATTATATCTAATGGAAATGGTACATAATATAGACTTGGAAATTGTTGACATTGAACATGCTGCCGAATTCTATACATTGAATGCTTCTCAGGGTTACAAACTATATAAAATGTTACACGATGCACGAATTCAGAGAAGGTCATACAAGGATGAACTTGAAAAGATTAACTTGTCATTAGGAACTTCTATAAGAAGTACGAATATGGAAAATCTTGAAAAGAGCATTGTAGGAATGGAACACAGAAAATATGAACCGAGAGTAAATAAGGAATTATTTGGAGTGTAAAAGCCAAGTAAACCAAGTTTTCTTTTGAAACAGAAAGGAATTATTTTATGAAATATGCAAATAGATTAACTGATGAAGAATTAAGAGAAGTATATGGCTTATTTATTGATTCAGACGGAAAAATCAATGAACTAAATATTACAAGAGATGAACGTTCTATTGGGCTTGAGGGATATGTAGAGATTCCTGAAATTGAAGAAGAGAGACTAAAAGAAGACCCGAATGCAACTATTATCATTGATGATGATTATGAAATTACAGATTATGATGTCAAAGTATATCACCATTCAGGTAATTGTACGCCAGATTATAGAAAATGGATGTATAACAAATTTGGTGATGAATATGCAAGAGATTACTTATTTAATGACTAAGAAATTTAAGTTTCAAAAATGGAATGGAGAATACAGCTATGAAAAATGAAATATATTCGGTTGCTTATAACGATAAAAATGACAATGGATTTTCTAAGATAGAACCGTGGATTATAAGTGACTTCGGAAATGATTTAAAGAAATGTAAAATCAAGGCAAATGAATTGATTGGACAATGGTGCAAAAATGTCACAATTTTTAAATGTAATGAAATTCCAGAAATTGTGACTTGGGATTATGTAAAAGCCCATAAAATCTAAGTTTACTATGGAAGGAGCAGTTGATATGGACAAAACTTTCTATGTCGGAATGAAAATTTGCGATTATTACGCAGTTCATATCAATGATGATGGATATGAACAAAAAGAAATGATTCAAGAAAATGAGATTGACGGATTTGTACATTGTCTAAAAGTTTTAGGATACAAGGAAATTTAACTTTCTTGCGATGATTGGAGGTAGAAAAATGGAAAATAAAATTAAGAATTGTGAAAAATCACGTTTAAACGCATTATGTATACAAGAAAAATTTGCTTATGATATGTTTAAGTCAGCAAAAAGTGACAAAGAAAAAAAATTTTATAACCATGAGTTAGAAAGAATTAGATTGGAAATAGAAAATATTGAATACAAAGAAAGAGATCTGGAAGAGATGTTAGAATACTAGGAATGAATGATTTACTCGAAAGATTGGAAGAGGTGATATAGTGAGAGAATTTAGAAGTACTGACGAGATTACAAAAGAAGACCTTGAGAAAATGTATAATGCAATCATTAAATTTGATAATTATATTTCATCAGCAACAAGAAAGCCAACAGATGAAAACATTGGATTATATGAACATTGGATTGATTGCAGGTACGATATAGAGAATTTAATTGTAACTGAGAGATAAGAGGTGATATAAATGAGAAAAGCCATTATCTATATGGAAGTAGCTTGTGGCTGTTGTGGTGGTATTATAAATCGAGATTATCATAATAGTAAAAGCGTAAAATGGCTAAAAAATGCTACGAATGATTGGCGATGGACAAAAGAATATGGAAACACTTGCCCAGATTGTTTATCAAAGATGAAATGACGATTTCCTGCGAAAGTAGAACGAGGTGATTAAATGGATTTAGATAATATAACTGATATCGAATTGCTAAGAAGTATTGCAAAAAGCTATATGATACAAATGAAGAAAGATACTAATGCAAACGATGGAACAGATTACATCTTTAAAGAAGGATATTGGTATTTTTTAGATCAAGACGAAACTGGGATAACGGTTTATACGGAAGATAGTTCTCATGCATGTTTTTTGGGATATGATGAAGCTGATAGGTTTTTAATTAAGAAATAAAATGAAAAATTGCTTTCTTATTAAAAATGAATTAAATATAGGAATGAACATTAGAAGCAGAGTTAACCTGCTTCTTTTTTATTGCACAAAATGAGGTGAATGGAAATGAACATGGGAAATCCAAAACGCAGTAGCCAATTTATTTGTTTACATTGTATGAAAATAAATCGGCTTGGATCTGGTATACAGAGAGGTGGAAATCAACGTAAGAAGAAACATATCAAAGATCTAACATGTTTTAATGAAGGCTGCAACGGATCAATTATAAAGAACGTAGAGATTCGTTGGTGTGATGATTATTTGGAAACGTTGGATTATGCTCAAAGAATTAGATCACGTTATTATACAGACAAAGTGGATAATAATAAAGATAGAAAGGTAGGGTGATTCTATGGAATATAAAATTGATTATATTGGAGATTCTTGTATATCAGACACACATCATATTGGAATTATTCATGATGGAAACTATTACAGTGTTATATTTGGAAAATATATTAATGGTGGTTTCTTTTCTATACCTAATTGGAACTGTGGTGGAGAGTTGGCGGGTTTTAATGATATTTTTTGGAATACAGAATCTATTTATAAATCATTGAAGAAAAAGAAAGTCGCAAAAGTAATAGCACAGGCTATAGCGGATTATATAAAGGAAGGTGAATAACATGGCACAGACAAGAGATTATGCAACAAAGAAAAAAGGAAAAACAGAAGTACAGCCATTCTGGAATATGGAAGATATCAAGAATGTTGTTGAGTGGTTTGAGAAAAATGAAGAGTGGGATGGATATTTAATTACATTGCTTGAATTACTGCTTGGAAGACGAATTGGTGATACGGTTATGATGAAGTGGTCAGACCTGTATTATGAGAACGGAAATCGTAAAGATGAGATTGATACTATCGAAGAACAGAAAACAGGTAAAGTTACAAATCTTCCTGTAAGTAATATGGTCTGGGAAGCGGTTGATAATTATTTATCGCATGTCAAAATCAATCCAATGGAGCATTACAATGAATATATTTTCAGTTATCAACCTAAGACAGATTGGATTAATAGAACGGAGTGGAGTGTTTATTCTATAAATAGCATTGATTCTTGGTGTATGGCATTAAATAAAGACTTTTCTGATAATAGAAAAGAAAAAATATTCAATGCTTTTCATAAACAGAAGAAATATTCATCATTAGGAGATTATCTCTATTATGAAGTTGAATATAATGACATTGTAAAGTGGCAAACAGATGATTATAGAAAGAAACTAAAAAAAGCAGTTGAAGATGTTGGCATTCAATATCAAGTGTCGAGTCACAGCCTCCGTAAAAGCTTCGGCTACTGGATACACAAAACGCATCCGTTCGATCCTGATTGTTTATTATCATTGCAGAAGCTATTTAATCATACAGACATTCAGACAACAATGAACTATATTGGATTAACAGAAGAGAAAAACAGACAGTTAATTAATGATCATGGTGAATTTATTCATAATGTATTAGCCGGCAAGGGAGACGAGATAGTTAAGAATATGCCAGTCATCTCATTGAAATCGGATGATTTTGGCAAAATTATTCGTATGCTCACTGATGATGTGGACAAGTATCAAGCTGCAATTAATATGGCAAATGAGTTAAGAGTATTATAAATATGTAGAGGACGATACTATTCAGTATCATCCTCTAATTTACTAAATGCTCGTTTGTAAGCAATAAGGCGTTTTAACTGTGGATCATCTGTTTCAATTAAATCGTTTGGAGTACAATTTAATGCTTTACAGATTTTTTCCATAGTTTCAAGACGTATGTTTTTGGTTTCTCCATTGCAAATTTTACCAATACTGGTATTGTCAATTCCTGTTTGTTTAGAAAGCCAGTATTTAGTTTTGTCTTGTGAATCTAGTATTTTTTGTATATTTAATATCATCATGTAAACACCTCTATAATATTTATTTGTATAATAGCAAATTATATTATATAAATCAATATTATAGGTATTGACATATTATAGAAATTACTGTAATATATGGAATATCAAAGGTAGTCCACAAGTACATAAAGTAAGAGAGGAGGAACGTACATATGGAGTTACAAAGATATGATATTGTTAAAGCAAAAATCAAATATCGAGGCGAAGGATCAGTACAAGTCAAAGAACGTCCATATGTGATCGTATCGAACCCAATCGGAACAAAACATGCAACAATTATTACGGTGATGCCTTTGACAAGTAAAATAAAAAAGACAAATATGCCAGTTCACGGATGTCTTGAAGCAAATGGAGAAAATGGATTACAGTTGTATTCGATGGTAATGGGAGAACAAATAATTACTATTTCTAAAACAGAAGTGACAGAGAAACTTGGTACGGTCATAAAAAAAGAAGATAGAAAAATGGTTGATCAAACATGTTTTAATGGTTTGTTTTTTGGAACGGAATATAGATTAGAGGAGG